CCAGTATCCGATGCAAAGGCATTCGCGAATTCGTAGAGCGCCTGTGTCTGGGGAGAGGGTGTCCAGAGATTGGGTCCATCGGGTCGGAATTCCTCGCCCTCATGATCCTTAATTGCGCGGCATACCGTCTTCGCCGCCGTCTCATTCACTGAATGAATGCGACGGGAAACCGTGGCAATCGGTTGCTGGCTACGCCATGCCGCAGTATACTGTTTGGATTCCCAGGTTTTCATATGCTCCTCCACGGAAAACATCTGAATGTGGGTCGGATCCAAATACAGATACATGGGCTTGTACAATACGTCGCGCGGGTTATAGTCGCGGATGTTGGAAGCGTGGACATGGTGGGTTTTTATGGAATATGCGGGATTCACCACCAAACAACGTTTTTTCAGCATGGTGAGGGCAATTGCATTATCGCAACCAGGTTTGCCGAAAGGAAAACCGAATTCCTCCTCGGTTACTGCAAAATCCACGGTGTCTTTGGCAATAATCCAGGTATCCTGGGAATCCGGCCGAGGTCCGAATAGTGTGGGATCCTCACCCTCCTTGTCCTCCCATCGCAAAAGCGCCAAAAACAGGCGGCGTTCTACCATGGGGATCTTCCACAACACCGACAGCGACTCATCGCACCATATGTCGGAATTCGCGAATATCACGAAATCACCTGCGGGTACCTCTGTGCGCACAGCCTCCAACACATCCTGATACGTCAGCCGGTGTCCAATTGTGCGTGTGACCAGCTTTTCCGATGCGGGTAGCACGTATTCGTCATGTTCATTCAGCAGCAGTACACGATCAATGTAGGGATTTGCCAGGTTTTTCTCAAGACACAGCGTGATTTCTTTGGCACGTCTAGGCGTGGTGTGCTTGAAATACTGCTGTATGAGCCAACAGGCGGGTACTACCTCCTCGGCATCCGCTTTTTCGGCCAAATTGTGCAGCTGACCGCTGCAGGTACGTTGCCATGCCTGGAGTTGCGCCTTCACTCCACTGTGTTCCACGGCCACTTTGTTGGGAGTCCAGGCAAGATGGGTGAATCGCAGAATATGGGCCACAGAAACCACGACCTTTTCTATGGGATCTGTTGGAAGTACGGGTTCGCCCAGGAAGGGGTACATTTGATACAAATCCATGTAATTGAGATAATTGTCCACGGCAAATCCGGCTTCCTTAAGAGCCCGTTCTACTGCCTTGTCTTTGTATATGACAAGGCAGGAATCCCCTACAGTACGCAGAATTGGTGCCCATTCAGCGGCGAATTCGGTAATAACTACGGCGGTTACGGTAGTAACCGCACCGCCTTGCCATGCAGCGGGATCTGTTAGAATAGGATTCCATCGTTGCCAGCGTGTAGAGTGGGAATACCCCGCTTGCAACCATACAAGAGTCCGACGACTCTGCGTTATTTGTGCCTCGGATCGCAGGATCCGAATTGGCTGACCCGTCTCAGGATGATGTGCTAGCATTCTCTACTGTAGGAAATACCGGCTCCCCCTTAGAACGAAAATGCCTGGGTCATACTACTTGTCAAGCGGAAAGTACTGTAATATTGTGTAGCACCCACCGTTATATTTGCACGCAGGAGTGTACTTTCCATTTCTGTGGTTCCATCCCCTGTACCACGGGCTTGATTGGACGCCGAAGGTACATTGTATACCATCAAGGTACTTATGGCCGTGGTAGTGGTAGTAAGATTGGGTAACAATTGTAGGTAGGCGTTGGTATCCGGTACACCCACGCTGGTCGGACCCAGGCAGATGCTGGTAGCATTTCCATCTACGGCATTGGAACGGCCGAAGGTCACATTGGATCCACCGAGTGCCAAGTTGCTACCTACAGCCGTACCAAATAGGCCGATTTGTGAGGTATTCAGGAATACATTGGATCCGCTATCTGACCATGCCTCAATCTCCTGCAAAGATACGAACCTCCCTGTAAGTGGTGTAAATCGCACTTCTTGGAATTTGGGTACAAGGACCTGCACGGTTAGTTCCTGTGCCTCGCTCTGTTTTCCCGCAATGTATGTGCGAATCGTGGTAGTTACCGGATTATTGCAGGACCCGCTGTAATAAGGCAGGCTGAATGTGAGTGTAGAGGTGGCCATTGTGTAGGGGCCGTTGCGTGCCTGTATCTGGTTGTTGGCGATCACATCCACCATGATTTCAGGTGAGTACGGCGGCGCACCCACCATGCCCATGGGAAAGTGGCTATAGTTGCTCCATTGTAAGCGCATGGGTGTACCACGCCAGAAAAAGTTGGATTGTACCACGTTGGCACCAGCAAGTACATTGTACACTTGTGAGGGCTGGAATTGCAGAGCAGTTAGACGCAGTCGTGGGTATACGTTCAGCAAATTCGTGTATACAATACTATTCTGGATTGTGTATTCGTACATGGCCATGTAGTCCGCATTACTCAGGGAGGGATATACGCTGCCCCACACAGTAGTAGGTAGGCCCCAACGGTATACATCCAAACAAAGTGCTCCGCCATTGTTGGAATAACTGGCACCAATTGTACTCACATCCACAGTAATTACACCGCGGCGGTATCCTAAACTACCAATATTTGAAGTGTGGGTAATACGGTAATTAGATGAGCCGTTTACGAGGGGTCCTTGCACCTGAATGGCAAAATTGGTGAACGCCGATAAATCCATTGTACCCTCAAAATTCGTACTGGTCAATGTAATGTTTTGGACGGTATATAGTGAAGACAGGGCAATAGAGGAGTTCTGGGCTAGGAGGGAGTTTACAAATGCCGTGTAGGTATTGTTGGTACTTATGACAAGTGTACTGAGTGCCGAGTTAGCCGCAGTGGTAGTTTGGGAAAGTACGGACGAGTTTGTGGATCCGACGACAAACTGCAGGGTAGCACTGTATGACCCTAGCGATGATATGAACTGCGAATTCTGGGTGGAAAGTTGCGTGATAGACGAGACTTGAAAAGAGGAATAGAGCGAGGGGAATAGGGATGTGTAGGTACTCTGGGTTTGTACGAGTGTGGTAGTGGTAGAATTCGCCCTACCGAAGAGTGTACTAAATGCCGTCTGGTTCGCGGTCTGTGTAGATCCGAATACAGTGGATTGTGCACCGATTGTTGATGCACCGAGGCCATTAAAGGTACTAATGGCTGCGGCCCCCTGGGTAGAAAATGTATTCAATGCCAAACCAGCAGGAGAGGACAAGTACGACAAAATACTGGAATTGAGCTGGTACTGCGAAGACATGATAATCTGATTCGTGTAGGAAATCGTGGTACTCGTAAACTCCGTATCCTTTCCGAAAATAGTAGAATCAAAAGAGGATATCAGGTAGTATGTACCAGTGCTGTAGAGAGTGGAAACTAGCGAGGATACATATGCCGTGGTAATTGGTATCATTGTACTTATGGTAGAAAGATAGGTAGAGCTGACGAAGGCATTGAAAAACCCGTTGGCGGTAGATGTGTTCTGCAGGGTAGTGGAGTACATAAGACCGGATTTGAAGGGATCCACTGAGTTAATGGTGCTGTTGATGAGCGCCACGGTATAGTCTTCAAGAGCCAAGAATGTATCGTATACACCTGCTAGAATAGAACTGGTGGTAAGTACACTAAATTCATACGATAGTGTGCTAAGATCTTTGCGAATAACGTTGATCTGACCCTGTAAGGAACTGGTGGTGAAATAGGAGTAGGAGGAGATGGAGCTGATTTGTAGGGTATTTTGGAGAGTGGAAAACTGCACAGATGAAATCTGATTGAGTACACTGCTAGTGTACAGCGATAGTTTTGCATCTTGAGTAGAGAACCGAGGCGAGGTATAAGAGGAAATTTGGCTAGCAGTAACCGAAGAAATCTGGCTGCTCATAGCTTCCAACAGATCCAGGCGTTGGTCGTATTCATTTAATGTGGAAATAGCCCATGATTGGGTGGAAAACGTAGATTGTTCAAATCCAATAAGTTCCAGATAAAGACTGGATACATTTACAGCAATGTCCTGGTAAAGACTCGCCGAAGTAGAAATGAGCGCCGTATTTATTTGTGTACTAAATACATTCAATGAACTCTGAGTTGCCAACACAGTAGAAAGTGATGAAATCTGAGAGTTTGTGTAGGAAGTTGTGCTAATTGCTACCCCTCGCAGTGAGCTATTGAATTGTGTAGTGAGCGCCGAGGTAGTACTGGCATTGGTTACCACGATTGCAGTGCTCAGAGAAGAGGCTGCAGCGGAGGTGAGTGCCCTAGCTGCAGCGATGTCATTCGTAAAGGATGATATACTACTGATGGCTTGTAGCGTACTTTCTACAATTGAAATCGTGCTGTTGTAGATGTTGTTGACTTGAGTTGTAAGAGTATTACTGAGACCCTGGAATTCGGCCTGTGTAGTATTTGAAAAAATATTGAAAGAGTTGGAGAGAATGCCGAAGCTGTTTTCCAGACTTTGGGCAGAGGATACGATTGCACCATTTACCGAAGAAATGGTAAAGGTAGACAATGCCGAGAAATTGGAGTTAGTTTGTTGGATACTTGTGCTTAACTGTTGGTATTGTGAAGCATTCAAGGTACTCATAGAGTTAATTGTGGATTGACTCACAGTAGGACCCCAATAACTTTGACCGAATCCATTTGCATAAAGAATATATTGCGATGATATTGGACCACCGATATAAGTTTGTGCTAATGTATCTAATGAATTGGTGATAAATGCACCTGACATCTCCTACTAGTTGTTAGTATATCCGAGATTCAATGGTCCGCAATTGCCATGCGGTGATCATGCGGTGGTCATGCGGTGGTCATGCGGTGGTCATGTGGTGGTCATGCGGATACGGCTTTAATGGAAAACCCTAGGTCACTGTAGGGAATGTCCAAATCAGGAGGACTGTTACAACTTGTGTCCACAGGACGTCAAGATATCTATTTAACGGGAAATCCACAAACCACCTTTTTTAAACAGGTGTATCGTCGGTATACCAACTTTAGCATAGAAACCCAGCGCATTGCATTTGAAACAGCAGTGGATTTTGGTAAGCTAGCATCACTGACAATTCCCCATGGAGGTGATTTATTGAGTCAAATGATGTTGGAGATCCGGCTCCCGAAACTGAATGCTGATGGTGCATTACCATCCGGTGGTTGTTCGGGGATTGCTGAAGAAACTCCAGTTGATTTCGGTAATACAGCCCCCAATTTTTCATGGGCAAATGGTGCAGGTCATGCCATGATTGATTATATCAGCTTTCAAGTTGGACAACAGGAAATAGATCGGCAAAGTGGCGAATGGTTACACATTTGGTCCCAGCTTTCAACCCCGTATTCCAAATACACGGGATTCAACAATATGGTAGGATTCCAAGAGGTATTTAATCAGGATACTCAACCTGGTCCTCTTCATTTGTTTGTCCCACTCAACTTCTGGTTTTGTAAGAACATCGGACTTTCACTGCCTATGATTGCCTTGCAATCTACACCCATTCGCATATACATCAAGTTCAAAAGTGGCTACGACATGGTGTATTCAAACGATTTACTCAACGATCCTTGTCAGGACATTATTTCACAACCGTATGTACAAGATATCGCATTATGGGCGGATTTTGTGTATTTGGATGTAGAGGAACGCCGTAGGTTCACCAGCAGCCGACACGAATACCTGATTGAGCAGGTGCAGTACATTAAGCGCTACAGTGTGGCTGCAGGGGCAAAGAATGTATCTGTGCCTCTGAACTTCAATCATCCGCTCAAGGAAATCATTTGGGTAGCTCAGCAAGACCGTATGCTAACTGCACATGAATGGTTTAACTATGGAAGTCGTACGTTGACTCAGTTTGGTGTACCAAATACGGATTTAATTGATTCCGCAGTCTTACAATTTGACGGATATGATCGGTTTGAACGTCAGAATGCCAAGTATTTCCGACTGTTCCAGCCTTGGCAACGACATACCGCAATTCCCAACAGTTTCATCTATGTATATTCGTTTAGCTTAGCCCCGGAGGCAGCACAACCACAGGGATCATGTAATGCAAGTAGACTTGACTCAATTGTTTTGCAGCTCTCTATGAATACCGCTGTTGCACCTGAACCGCTAGGTATTACCGTGTATGCTACCAATTATAATGTATTTCGTATAGTTGCTGGATTGGGCGGGCTACTATTTACAGTATAACAAACCCCTTGAAGCTTTGAAGCGTTTGACCAATCTATGATGGTATACCATACCATAATAGGAGGATGTCTACCGACATGAATGAGGATTTTTCAAAGCCTATTCCACATCACATTAGTGATGTGGAAACATGGCTGCATCCAGATCGCAATTTCTATGTTTTTATAGCATTGACTTTCCTGTTTGGATTTTTTGGCCTAGATCACATGTATTTGCGGAGTAATGAAACGGCATTCAAAAAGTTGTTGCTGAATGTGTGTGGCCTGGGCATTTGGTATTTCTGGGATATCATACAGGTACTCAAAGATGGCAAATATGTCCGACAACACGGCCTGAATTCACCCTTTGATTGGATTCGTGGAATCGGCCGCGGAATGTTTGTGAATACTGCTGCAAAAACGGGTGGCAAAGGCGGTGATACACAAGAATACGCCGCTCCAAAGTCTTATATGATTTATACACTTCTAGCAGTGTGCTTGGGTATTTTTGGCGCGGATAAGTTCTATGTTGGAAATACCTGGCAGGGCCTTGCAAAACTCTTCTCCGTTTTCAACATATTCTTGTTCTTATTTGGTTTACTGTGGGTAGTGTGGGATGCATTCCATGCATTCTTTATGACCGAGTCTATTCTTACAGACAATATAAAACCACCTGTTCCCTACAGCTGGTTATTAGATCCCATAGATGCTAGCGTATTTAAGGTTCAAGAGGTTACAGATGAACCCAAAAAGGCCGGATTTAGCTTCCCTTGGCCTTCACTTCCTACACTTCCCTTTAGAGAGCTCTATCGCGAATTAGTTGTACCTCTGCTTCAACCAACTGTAGGTACAGGTATTCAGAGTGCAACCAAAGTTCTGTCAGTAGGAGCAAAAGTAGCAGGATTAGGAACAACTGCCTTAGCAGCAGGCCCAGCATTTGTAGGAAATCTGACCAGTCAAATCAATCAGCAGGTGGATCAGGCTGTTAACAATGCATTGCATCCGACACTTGGTTCACTTACTGCTGCTACCACAACCGCAACCGCAACCACAACCCCTGCTGCAGCCGAGCCCATAGGAACTAGTGTGGCAGCTGTGCAACAAGTAGCGGAAAATGCAGCAGCTCAACGACAACCTGTGGCTGCACAACCACAACCACAAGCAGGTGGTGGCCTTAGTACCGGTGCTGGCGTCAGCAGCAGTGGCATAGGTCCCGTTTTAGCAGGTGCATTTACTGCGATAGTTGTTGCCGGCGGATTGAAGGGTACATTTGACTTCTTTTCTAAACAGCTAGCCTAAGGATTGGATTACCCATCAAGGGTAGTTACCATGCCTCTCGTTTCCATGAAAACACAGGACCTCTTTGAGACTCTGTGGTTTCACAAATCCACAGAACCGCTTGAATATATGCGAGACAGTGACCGTGGTTGGATCCAGTATCATACTGCCAAATGGTGCGGTCCTTGCAAACGCCTGGATGTAGATGTAATTGTGCAGGCTGCCGAGGAACAGGGGCTTGCCGTTTGGAAGATTGATGTGGATGAAAATGATTATACTTCTGGATACTGTGGGGTGCGCACGATTCCTACATGGCAGTTCTGTGTGCCTGGAAAAATCGTATCCACCTTTCAACCTCGTGATACGGACCATGTGGTGTCTTGGATTTCTGGGTTTCCTAAGTAGCCTCGTTGAAAAACCTGGCGGTTTCTCGTTTTATGTTGGTATTTTAGGTGTTTTTAGTGATTATGTGGGGTATTTAGGCGTGTGCGAAATGCTCCAGGTACTGCTGCAGAGCGGTCAGGATGGTCTTGCGCACGCACTTCTTAGTCAGAGTAATGGGCCTCAGGGAGATATTAGGGTAGAAAGGCATAGAGAACTCCAGACTCTTGAAAGGTAGCTCATCTACAGCCACCAGACACATGACATCCCTGACATAGTTGAGCATCTCATCTGCATCAGCCTCAAAGAAGTTGGCACGACGGGGTAGTGCATGGCTATTCTTCAGATCATATGCGATTTCTGCGTGGAAGAGACCATCACCCTGAGGAGTAATAGTAACTCGGTCAATATCAGTGCTTTCATGACGATCCATGTATATGGTGAACTGCTTCAACTCCTTGATTTCCTCTTCCTCGGACTCAGAATCGGTCTCCTCCTCATCATCGGACTCCTCCTCGGACTCCTCCTCGGAATCAGAAGGCACATACTCCTCATCCTCCTCATCGGACTCAAAGGTGGGCGCTGAACTCTCGGAACTAGTCTCAGCCTCCTCCATAGCCGCATCAATCAGCTTCTTGATGTGACTAAAGGACATATAGGGCCAGGCAAACTTGGGCGACTTCGCCTCACGACGAATCTCACGGACAATCTCAGAATCACTGCAGCCATCATTGATCAGCTCATTGATGCGTGCATTCAGCTTAGCAGTAGCAGAGGTGGAAAGGGTGGAAGGGCAAGGCATCTTGGTTACGAAGTGTTGGAATGTAAAGCGGAAAGGAAATACGGAAAGAATCACTGAAAGAAATGGGCGGGCACACTAACCCCTCTCAACTTTTTGCCCTCATCAATTTTTTCCGCGACCCCTTCAAATGGTCCATTTTACCATTGTTGGTGCTGGAATTGCCGGTTTGACAACAGCAGAATCCCTGCTTGACCGTGGACACTCAGTTACACTCCTAGAACGATACCCGAATGTCGGTGGTCGCATTGTAACCAACCGTGAACCGCAAGAACCGCAATACGAAATCGGCGCTGGTCGCATCCATACATCCCATAAACGCGTGCATGCACTCATAAAACGCTTTAAACTTCACACATATCCTATTGATAACAAACTCGTATATCGGCCTCTCAGCACAACAACGGATGAAGAGTTAGGACACGATTGGATATTCCCCGCAATTGTCAATATGCTCAAAACAGTTCCCACAAAAACTCTGGCTACCTACACAATCCATGAACTACTCAGCCCCGATTGGCGTAAACTTCTCTCACGATTTCCTTACTGGGCAGAAATCCATATGCTACGGGCTGATATAGCTCTAGAAAGTTTCCAAGCTGAAATGGGGACTTATAAGGGGTATGTAGGGATTGTGGAAGGTATTGATGCACTTACAACACACCTGAAAGATGCCGTAGTCGCCAAAGGCGCCAAACTTGTGGTTCGTCATCGTGTTGCTGACATCCGCAAACACAAAACAGGTTATGAGATTGTAGGGGATTTTGGGAAAAAAGCCGAAGCGAAGCCATTCACGATTCATTCCGATCATGTAATTATTGCAACATGCCGGTGTAGTCTGGGAAAATTTAGTGTTCTTAAGGGCCAACCGCTTCTTAAACAACTCCAAACATCGCCTCTGGTACGCATTTATGCACAATATCCTGTTACCAAAGGTGTAGCATGGTTCAAGGATGTCCCAAAAACCGTAACAGACTCACCGCTGCGATTTGTTATTCCCATTAATCCCAAAACGGGACTTATTATGATATCCTACACCGATGGCGATGATACCAAGCCATGGATTAATCTGGACGACAAGGAATTAACAGAGCAAATACAAAAAGAGGTAAAAGCACTTTACGGACCTGTGCCAGATCCACTGTGGGTCAAAAAACATCCATGGCCAAGTGGTTGTACCTATTGGACCCCAGGATCGTATGACATTGACAAAGCTATACATATAGCAATGCATCCGACTAGGAATCTGTGGGTAGTTGGGGAATCGGTTGCTAGACATCAGGCATGGATAGAATCAGCGCTCGCTTCTATGGATCTCCTTCTTGAAGAATTTTAGCAGCTTTTGCATCCTGTCGTAGTTTTTCTATGCGCGTTTCACATTCAAAAATGAGCTGACGAACTTCTTTGCGTTCTTCGTCTGTCCGACAGCGCTTGTAGATTTGTAAATACTCTACCAATTGTTGTTCTGTAGCTTTGATACCTAAAAGGAACTTGTCCATTCTCCCCAGACTTCTTACAACATGCTACGAAAACTCTTTCGCATCCAATACACCAGTGATCTGCATTTAGAGATGTACAATACTCTGCCGGATTTTAGTACATTCCTGAAACCGTGTGCACCCTATCTTGCTCTAGCAGGGGATATTGGACATCCTGCGCAGCTCAGGGATCTATTCGCCTGGGCCGCGCCACAATGGAAACGCATCTTCTATATTGCAGGAAATCATGAATATTACGGGGCGAAATACGAGGAGCGCCAAAAAGAATTAGAAGAACTGGCAGCTCCCTACACTAATCTCCATTTCCTACACGCCGGTAATCCCTCCTTTTATTGCGAAGAGGAGAACGTGGCAGTTATTGGTGCGACTTTGTGGACTAGTGTATCTAAAACGAGTAATTGGCGAATCGTTAATGATTATGGACGTATACGGTTCAGCATGCGGCCTGATTATGCCGGTGCAAAAGGAAAGGGGCATACATTCATGCACCTCAATCTCCAACATGAGACCGAACGTGCCTTGTTGGATGCCGAGATCACGGCCTGGTCCTTACGGGGTGCACAGATCTGTGTGATGACACATCATATGCCGTCGTTTCGTCTAATTCATCCGCGGTTCGCCATGTCCTCTGTGAATGACTGTTTTGCATCTCATTCCGATGTACTGATTCGGCCACCTGTAAAACTATGGATTTACGGACATACCCATGCATGCAGCCACAATGTTTTGGGAAAAATCCCGTGTGTAGTGAATGCCAAGGGATATCTGGATGAAGAGGTGGCCGGCTGGCGGGCCGATGTATGGATGGAATTTCCTACAGCCGATCCTCAGGTGGTAGAGGCGGCTATGAAACGCAAGGAAACCCCACTGCATCTAGAGGAAGAGGAACTTACATTTGTCTAACCAACCAAAATGCGCGTACTTTTTTACGCATCCTATCCTGATCAACCCATTGGATATTCCAAGGTTGCTCATGCTATTGCCTCATGGCTTGCCAATCAATCCGGCGTAGAAGTATACTATTTTGGAATAGGCAACAACACGCAAACACGTTGTAAGGAGCGTGAAATTCCAGTCAACATTCATATGATTGATGTGGCAGCCACAGCTACGGATGAATTCGGCATGGATATTCTCGCCGCTACCATGGAAACCCTGAAACCCGATGTGTTTCTCATTTACAATGATCTAATTGTTACATGTAGGGCATTTAACGCACTCCTGCAGTATCGTGCGACGCAAGAAACTCGCTTCATTTCCTACATTGACTTGGTGTACCCCTTTGAAAAGCTGGCGCTAATACAACACATGGATCGGAATACGGACGAGATTCTCGTATTTTCCGAATGCTGGCGACGCAATTTGTTGGAAATGGGTGTCCGTGCCGAAAAAGTCCGTGTATTTCCCCACGGGTTCTCGGACAACCTGTTTTACACCGTGCCTGTAGTGACTGCAAAAGCGTGTTTTGGATTTGACGCGGAGGATTTCGTTATTCTCAACGCAAACCGAAATACCTACAGAAAAGCCCAGGATGTCGCGATTCGCGCCTTTGTGGAATTTTTGGTACGGGAAAATTGGGATCCCCGTATCAAAATGTTTTTGCATTGTTCCATGACCACACAATCTGGGTATTCGTTGTCGGATGTGTTGGAAGTTGAGGCACTTCGTGGCCGCGTGTCCTTGGATGCACTTAAAGAACGCATCAGAATGTTTCCTGCGTATGAAACCACAATTTCCGACAGTACTATGAATTTGTTGTATAATGCTGCAGATGTGGGGCTGAATACGTGTATTGGAGAGGGATTCGGACTCTGTAATATGGAACATGCGGCCCTAGGCCGTCCTCAAATTGTCAGCAAAGTAGGAGGATTAGCGGATATTTTTGCGGATGGAGGGGCCATTTTAGTGGAACCGCGGACTTGGATTCGTGCGGCCACATGCCTAGATGAACATTCAGGGGATCTGGGAATCTGTAATGCGGTGGACTATGCTGCAGCGATGTCCTTGTATTTTCATGACCGCGAAAAAAGAGAGGCAGATGGATTGTGGGGAGCCCAGGTTTTGCCAAGCCGGTATAATTGGCCACGACTCCTCAGAGATGCTTTAGGGCCACTTATTACACAGTCTCCACACGGAGCACTAGTTTTGCAGCAGCAAATCGGCGTTGCAGAGCACTGATCTGGGCACCACTGGGTGCCGCGGTTCCCGCCTCAAAGTCCCGAATAGTATTGGGAGGGAAGGCGAGTTCCTTGTCCACATCACGTTGTCCCTTCTTCTCGGCCACGCGTGCCGCAACAAGTGCCTGGCGACTCTCAGTAGTCAGGCGCTTGCGTTTCATTTTCACATCATCCGAATCTAGGCGAGCAGCATGCACAGCAGCCTGGGCTGCCGCGATCTTCTGCCCACTAGGCTTGGAGGGAGTACGCTTCATAGTTACAGTGGTCCAGTCCTGGTGATCCATTGTATAGAGAAAGAGGTTTTGAGTGAGTTGTAGGAAATGTAGGATGTGCAGGAACTTGCCTAAAGAAGCAAAGGTTGCTTCAACTTTTTCGGCATCCTAAGAAATGCGTTACCCTGCCTCCCCTCCTCCTCTGTCAAACCAGGACACCTACACCACCTGGCCCGGTGGTGTTGACCCCACTGCCCGCGTTTATTCAAGTGTGGGTGGAAAGCGTGCTCGTCTGGCCGCCAAGAGCCCCAAGAGGTCCGCCCTGAAGCGTCGTCAGACTCCTAAGCGCCGCCGCAGCACTCGCAAGGCACGCCGCAATCATCGCAAAGTAACTCGCCGCTATTAAGCGGGTGCAGCAAACTGTTCCATCAAATCCTTCTCTCCCCATAGCTCATCCGTAGTACCGCCATGCGGTTTTGGATGATCTCCCGACTCACCATACTTTTCTGTGGGATTTATGGTTACATCAATGGGTTTATACATCAATGCATTCACATTCACGACCTGTTTCGGTGGATACGCTTTGCGGTTATTTATATCCATGTTCATGCTGTGAATAAAGGCATTGATTTGAGCTTCGTCAGGCTGTGAAGAGGCAACCGATGAGCTTGAAGTTACTGCTGTTGAAGGATGTGAATCCTCCTCATTCTCACCAACTTCACTAACAGTAAACGATATATTTGAAGGCGAAATATACATGGAATTCTTCATGGGATCTGTCACATAATCCTCAGTAACCAACAGATCCTCAAGGGCAGTACCACGCCGAAGTTCGGCACGTCGCACAAGATCGCGCATTGCTGCCTCAGAATCTTTGAAATGATTGCAAAAGCATTCTAGGACTTCTGCAGGTGTCATTATGCCCTCCAGGCAAGCTGGCACATCCACCGGCGCCTTGCATCCATAAAAGTTCCGATACATTTCTCCAATGAGTGCCCGAGTGGCCTCCTGAAAGCGGATATTCACATCAATGCGACCAGGGCGTACCAGGGCCTTGTCCAGTTTCTCGGCGTGATTTGTGGTAATGATCAGTATACGCCCAGGGGTTTCCAACACACCATCTAGCAAGTTTAGCAAAAACGACAAGGTCACTGCATCCCCATTGGGATCTACAGTTATATCGGCCGTGCGTTGATATACAACATCTGTCAGGCAATCAATATCCTCAATCACATAGACGCGCTGATTCAGAGGAATACGATACGTTTGACGCACACCATCATCCCCTACAACCGCCACATTCTCATTGAAAAAGAGATGCGTAAGTTGTTTCTGGGTAGTGTAGGGTCGCAAGGACAGGTTGAAGATATGTCGGCCTGTATCCTTGGCCACTGCCTTGATGGTAGAGGTTTTGCCGGCACCAGGAATACCATGCAACAATATGCCGAGAGAATGGGGAATACCGCGCTCCTGATACCAATCTGGATGATTTACAAAGAGATCCAGGCGTTCCTTGAGTTCGGCTACATGTTCCCCAAATACATTGCGGAAGCTCTTGGCGGTATGGAATTCATTCATGGTAAATGTGAGGGTTTTGGGAGCCGAGTCCCAGCGGTAGTTCTTTTTGGTTTGTTGGGACTGCGAAGCGTGTGAAGCGTGTGGTTTCTGTTCCTGTTGGGGTCCGTGGTGTGGCATTAATTCCTGCATCGGCTCTACCGGCACTTCGCTAAAATAGTACTTTTTCCCGCCGAGCTGGTTGTTCTTTTCAAAACAGTAATTCCGATGGATCTCGTCTACCCAGGTACGCAGCTCATTGATGCCCAGCTTTTCCGAGGAAATTACGATTTCCAGATTGCTAAGTTCCCCCTTTTCATTAAGAGAGATAGCGGTAATTTTAGCACGAATGTTGGGAGTTACGGCAATTTCTTCTTTATTGTGGAGTACATAGCGCTTATCCAGCTTAATGTGTTTGGCGGCATCCAGAGAACAAATGTACTCCAGAATCCCATCCACCTTTTCAAGGGATACATCAATCTCCGTTGCGGGTTTTCCGCCAGAGGACTCATAGGAACGCCGCAGAGTAATGCTACTTACATCAGCTACTATGTTGGAATTAGGAAGCGCCTGCCTAACTTCCACGGCCAACAGCTATCTAGAACTTGTGGGGCTACGCGGAATGCCCTTTCCACAAGCGTCATAATGATCAGGGTATACAAGAGGAAAAATACGTCATTTTGTGACCCCTGTTGGTTCTGGGATTGTTTGATAGCAAACATTGCCATAACCTGTGCTTTGAGTTGTGTCAGATCCATCACACAATTTGTAAGAATTTCTGGTGTTTCGCCTTAAACAATATCTATTCTTCTCTTTTCCCCAAACCAAGTTTCCCGTACCCCCATTCATAAGTGCGTTTGATCTTACCCTCTCCCATCGGAATCCTGTACAGCCGGAAATCAAACAGGGCGCCACGGAACCTCTCATCACGATCTTGGTATTGTGAGGACACCGATTCCCAATTGCTACGGCCGATGTAGTTTTTGGTTGTATAGGATTTTGTAGGCAAGAAACCATCCAAGTTTTCATAGACTTTCTTACGATCTACCCACACCTGCCAAACAGGCCGTACAGGATCCATGTCGGTAGTTGTGAGAGCAATGTGAATCCATCGCTTCAAAGGTATAGCATCATTGATTACAATGCGCATCTTACGTTGTGAGGAATTCCACATTTCAAACAGTAGATTTGCTGTAGGTGGTAATGAGTCCACTTCGCCCATTTCATCCGGTGGATAGCTGGAATCTACCGGTTCGGTTGCAGGACACGTCCAATCATCCACATTCGCATCTGTGGTTTTCATATAAACATAGGGGGACACTTCTTCGGGTGTCTTAGCCTGACAGACAAGATTGCTAGGATTTGGCCGAGCTCCTACAGCCCCAAAGCCTTGTCCTGACCTATTCCCACGTGCCATGATACCAAGGAACACATTGTCTTTTCCCGCTCCGTTGCCGAAATCAAAGATACGTGCATTGTTGGTAAATTCGTCAAAATAGGCCCATACAGAAACACCACGGAGTTGCCGTAAGTCTACTACAGAATCAAACTCTAGTCGCGAGTTTTCCCCAATCTTGATGAATTGATCCGCCGTTTGTGTCGCGGAGTCTCCGCCCGCCAAGATACGATTCAAGCCTAGTCCTTTCGTTGTAGGGAGTTTGGGTGTTTCATCAATTCCTACACCTCCTGCAGTCTTTATGGTAGTATTTTCAGCGTAATCCAGGAGATCGTCGTACCATCGGTACCATATCATAGCAC